GTTTGAAGTGTATACATATTAATAAATATGCCTCCTCCAAAAACAATTGGATTTAAAGTAGTTTTTTGCATTATAGGAGAAGCTATAATAAAAACATTTGTTTCTAAAGCATTTTGAGTAAATCCACCATATTGTTCATTTTGAGTAGATATTATATCAGCTATTAATAGTTTTTCATCTTCTGGATGTGTAGTATCTACAGAAGCTAAACCGTCTATAGAAGTATTAGGAGGATCTGTAAGCTGAATACTATCTTTTAAATAAAAATTATCTAAAGGCACTCTATCAACATTTGGTATAGAAGTTCCTGTAAGAGGATCATTTACAAATCTTTCAGTTTGAATAACAATATTACTTCCTGATTTACTAGCTACTCCGTTTGCAACATTTATTGGATCATTAGGTCTATTAAGCCTATCTCCCGCATAAGCAAAATAATTTCTTACATAATAAGTATCCCATAAACTAGTTACCTGGTCATTGCTATTTAAATTAGTAGACTCATCCATATTAAAATATTGAGTCCTTTTTAATTTTCTTATATTATATATTTTATTATGTTCTAAGGCTTCTACTTCACGAGTTTTTTGTCTAATATCTGTTGTAAATTGTCCTAATTCAATAGGAGATGTTGAAATATCTTTTAAAATTTGCTGTGCAACAACTTTATCTGGTGCAGAAATATCACCTAAATTATTTAAATATAATCCTGTTCCTAATATTGCTAAATTAGTAGAAGTTAAATTACTTATAGTATCTTCTTGTTTAAAAGATATTTCAGGACAATAAAATCCTAAATATTGAGATTTAAATTCAAAACCTGGAGGAATAGGATAACTAAGACCTGTGGCATTATAATTAACACCGTCTGCAGTAAAAACTAAATTTTCATGATCTACTAAACGACCTATACTATGAGGTTTTCTATCTAATACATTATTAAAAGTAGTATCAATAGTATTTATAAAATGTAATACATCATCTGAACCATTTACTTGAAAATCAAAATCAGCTACAGGTGCTCCTATATCTTGTTTAGCTGTATTTTTTATTATACCTTGAGCTATTCTTTTTTTATCTGCTTCTGTTCTTTTTAAACGAACTATTTGATAGCCAGTTATATTACTTTCTAATCCTGGACAACTAGTAAAATCTAAGGTAAATTGTATTCCTAAATTATACCCTATTGTCATTTTTAATATACTAGGATTCTGTCTAGATAAAGGAAAAAAATTAGTTCCTGATAAATTAGGCGCTCCATCTTGTTCTGATATATCTGGAAATTTAATATCTCCAATATATTCTACAAAAGTAGCTTCTCCTTTAATAGTATAAAATATAATACCAAATCTATATACTTCTCCTCTCTTATAACCTTTTAATAATCCTGAATTAGCAGGAGAAGCGTTAGTTGGGAAGGAAGTATTAGGATATATTCCGTAATCGTCATTTAAATTATGGTTATCATATGATTCTAGAACATTAGATATATTATCAAAACCTGCTTGATTATCTGCGTCTAAACTCATTGGTTCTAGATGAAACTTATAAGATATATTAGGACCTTGTCCTCCTAAAGTAGTTAAATCAGATTGATATCTATATTGTCTATTAGTATGCCAATCAGGGTCCCAATGTGCATCAGAGTTATAACCAAACCCTCCGCTAGAAGTAGATATATTAAATGCATTATCTAAATCATCTTGATCGTTACCTGTGCCTATAGGAAAAGGTGTCGCTCCAGCTGAGTTATATCTTCTAGTTAATGCAGAAAATGTATCTCCAGGTTCTAATAAATCTTCTACATTAACAGTAGAACCTTTTATATTAGCTGCTACTAAATAATTATCTTTTTGAGTTATTGTTTTAGGTGTTTTAAAAGATACATTTTTAGTAGATGCTTCAAGTAACTCAATTGGAACTGTTTCTCCTTCATCTCCTGTAAAAACAAAAGTAGCTGTGTTTCCTGAAATTAATTGAGTTTCTACAGATGTTGTATCAGGATCTGCATCAGGAGAATCATAATAAAAAACTATAAATTCTATTTTATCAAATAATCCATAATTTGAAGTATCTACTTCTATTGTTAAACTTTTTCCTGTATTAACAGCATTATCTGCTTCTCCTACATACGCTGCAGACTGAGTTCCATTTTCATCAGATGTTACAATATGGATCATATTACTAGGAGGGGAAACTAAAGTTTGTTTACCATCTGGAGTAATTAGTCTATATGCAACTTGATATAATCCTGATAATAATGATCCTCCACCTGAAACAGTTTGTAATATTGGTTGAGTCCAAGTAACGTCAGGTACTATATCTAGCAAACCTGCATTGAATCCTATTAACTCAGGATCTTCTATATTTAAAGCTCTTAAAAAATTATTATAATCTGTCCAATATATTCTTTGTATACAATCTGATTCATAACGACCTAAAGCTTCTATAGGCCAAGCTTTTTTAAAATTTAAAGAATCGTTGTAATATATTAATCTAGGATTATAACCTGCTAAAATTTGTCTATTAGCTGTGTTATATCTAACTTCGTATATCCAACCTTTAGTATCACTATCGTCTGCTACAAATAATATTATCCTATCTCTTATAGTAGTGTAGCCTATGATTTCAGGATTATCAGCTGTCCATAAACCAAAAGGAAGTGGGTTTTCAGCTGCTACAGGAATAGTAAAAGATTCTTCATTACCTTCCATATTGGTAAAAGATCCCATAGATTCTCCAGTAGTAGTAGATATTCTAATATCTAAAGCATCTATATAAAGATTATTAGGGATAGAATCTCTACCCATATCTTTATTCATCCCTGTGTAACTGTTAACGTGTCCTTCCATTAGGTAGTAGCTGGGTTAGGTCCTTGTGCGTTGTCGCTTAGTGTATTTATTGTAGACACTAAAGACACTCCTGCTTTAGGTCTAAATTTACGTTGTTCTGGTAATTGCATATTAGCAAAGAAACTTGCATGTGCTTGTATATCAGGAATAGTCATAACTGTTGCGTTTTTCACAGTTTCTGCTTCGTCTACTCCGTTCCATTGTTTAGCATGGTTTACAGCTTGTGCAAAATACCAATCTCTATCTCGTTCTATCATTTGGAATAAATCAGGACGCATTTGATTTTGATATAATAGTTTTCTTGCTATTTTGTGAGCTAGATAATGAGACCCTGCTTCCATCCATTGTTGTTCTGCAGGAATTACAGGATACCCACAGTCATCAGTAGGTATAGCAACATAAGCCATCATTACGAACCCTTTATCAAAGCTTGTAAATATATAGCCGTTTTCTACTGTGTAAGTTTCTCTTCCCTCAGTAGTATAATCTCTATCGTCTTTGTGATATCTTTTATGGAAATAATCTGTGGCCCATCTCATAGGAAAAGGTCTTCCTTTACCGCATTCTGCTTCTTCTAAAGTTTCTACACCTTCTAAATAGGCAGTCTGTCCTATTTTATGAAGATCAAACGGTAGATCGCCTCTACCGTCACAGATTTCTATATAAGCAATATTGTTAGCCATTACAACTCCTACGTTAGTATGAGCCATAAATTCTGCTAACCATTCTAAACCTTCTTCGTCACGTATATCATAATTAAATCCAAAGTCTCTAATAACTTTATCTACAATTGCTTTATACGAAACAGTTTTGCCCGCATACATTATATTAAGTTTTTAAGCGCTGATTCTAATCTATTAGCAATACCTTCTGTAGAAGTATCTTTGTTAGGATCTTCTGTAGAAACAGACTTCTCTGTTTTCCATTGCCAGTTACCATCTTTATCTTTGGATCTTTTTTCTTTAGTAATAATAAATCCACCGTCAACTTGTTCAACTCTCGTTTCCTCTGAAGATCCATCTTCAAATTGTTTACGAGTAATCTTAACTGTAGATTCTACTTCATTACTCATTTCGTTGTTTTCCATTATATCATCCATAATAAAAAGTTTTTCTGTTTGGGTCTTTTACTACTTTAGCTATCAATCTAGAATATTGTCTAGAAGCGTTAAAATTATAAAAGCTTTTATATTTTAAATTTATTGTACTATTATCCCAATAGTGCTCATAAAACTCTCCGTTTGTATGCTCATTATCATGGTAGATAATAGGTTTGTTATTAATATTTATAATCTCTTCTTTGGTTAATCCTGGGTATTTCTTAAACCAATAATCCCAAGTATCTTTCCAATTTACTCTAACACTCTTGGCTCGTTTGCCTTCTTTATTAAAAAAATGTAGTTCTTTAGTCCGAACTCTTATTTTTCCTAGTTTGTTTAGTTTTAGTTCTAATCCTGTTTCTACAATTGCTTTGCTAAAGGCATCTAGTAAATCTTTTAAAAACTTATTGTAAGTACTTTTTTCTACTAGTTTTTCTTTTGCGTTATTTACATAATAATTATAAAAATCTTTCTTTTTTATATTTCCTTTAGTTTTACCTTCGCCTCTTTTTAAACTGTTCATTGTTGCTGTGCTTGTTGCTGTGCAGGTTGAGGTACTCCTGCACCTGCAGATGCTGTTCTAGTATCATTAGCATCATTACTATTATCTAAAGGCATAGCGCCTTTTTGCATTAATTGGTTTAAAATTTGAGGCTTAATATATTCCCACATCCACATGTTAATAGGATAAGGATCAGAAGATTTATAACAAGGTTTACCGCTAACACAGCTTACATATTCTGTGAGCTCTGTAGGGTCCTCAAATATTCCTCTAACAGTTATATATTTTAATAAACTAACCGTAGGATCTTTACTTACAACATAGATATATTGATTATATAAAAACGCATACACAGCTTTTTGCGTAGTTCTTCCGTGACCAATATAAGGCACTCTAGAATAATCAATAAGAACAAAGCGTGGTTTTAATATATCAGGAGATCCTATTGTAGCAATTCCTTTTGTAAAATATAACTCTATTGTATTAGGTATTATTTTAGTAGTACGTAATACTTTACATTCAGTAGGAACGTCTATACAGCAATCAATTGGATTTACTAGTTCTAATTGCAAACAAGATATGTCTTGCAGCACATATGGATCTATAGAACGATTTCTATTATATTCGTTTCTCATAAACAGCGCTCTTTGGCCATTTATGAGATCTGTATAAAAATCGTAAGAAAAAGTTGACTCTATAGAATTGATAGCTAAAGCTTCATCAATTTGAGCATGTAGATCGTCTAAACTAAACATAATAACAAATATATGATTAATTTTAAAAACTATCTCCCTTGCCCTCTATAAACTTTCTTATAATTTTTAGATTTCTTAGACTTAGAAGATTTAGTTTTGGCGTGTACGCCTGGGCGTGATACTTTCTTTTTAACGTGAGTCTTTACACTGCTTGCAGCAATCTTAGCCATTTTTCTCTTTCTTATTAAACTTACGTTTCATAAATCTTCCTATGATTCCTCCTACCCATTTTAAAAAACCATTTTTAGCATCAACATCAATTGTTGTGCCTTCTTCTGTTTTAGTTACATTAACATCTAGTTTCTCACCATCGT